CAGTTCTAATTTCAGAACCCATAGCAGTACCTAATGCTGATCTGTGATAAGCATGACACTCTCTAGTTGTTCCTGAAATTGATAGACCTGAATGTGTAAACCACATAAAGCCTAGCCATCTCTTAGCTGTTAAGCCACCTGCATAAGGAAGTTGTGCTTCCCCTACATATTCCGCTCTAGAAAACTGATCTAATTGTAATAAATCAGCCCAACCAGCAGAAGATACTACAAAGTATCTTTGGCCATCATCAGGTATATCTCCTGAACCAAATGCTTCATACACTGTAAATGCTTTTGCTAGAGTTAATCCAGCAGAACCATGTGCTACATTGTTTGAGTTTGATCCAGCATCTAATACATCAATGATAGTCTGGTCAGTTTTTCTACCTAAAGCCGCCGCCGCAGATTGAGATAGGACTTGTCTTTCGTCAATGTTAGTTTTCAATTCATCTAATCGGTCAACATAGTCTGCCGCATAGAAGTCTGAAAGAGTAACATCAACAGTTGAGTGAGAGATGTCCATAGTAGGAACTTGTGCATGTCTTGATTTAGACACAGCAGTACCAGTACCGACTTTTTGGAATCTCGCTTGGCTACCTTTTACATTATTTACTTGCCTTACAGTATTACGCAGTTTTGAACCCATACGCTGATAAGCCATATGAACTTCAGACTCGAACTGCTTAATAAAGGCAGTTGAAATAGATGTACTCATGTTGCCTCCTTTTTGTCGTTGTTGTTGTTATTTAAGCAATTATCTTTTTTGACTTAACTCGGTTTTCCAAGTTGGGCCGATTTCATTCAAAATAGGTTGCATCCCATTTTTGACTACATTATGTAATCGTTTATAGAAATACAACACTTTTACATTTTTTACAAGCATAGGTTTAGAAAATTCAAACCCTTGCCATTTTAACCATCTTATACTTGTTTGATGTTCTTCAGTTATATAATTACAAAGATATTCATAGTTTTCTTCTAAGAAATGTAGCCATAATTTGTTTCTTCTAAGAAAATAAGTGTAATGTTTATCTAATAAATCTGATGCTAAGAACCATATTGTGCCGATTTTATTATTATTTCTAGTAGGTACAGCACCAAAGATAGCGACTACTTCTTGTTTAGATTCTGTTAATATTGTGAAAGTATGTATGTTTTTTCTTCTAGTAAATCTAAATGGTTGCAATAATGCAAGTAAAGGATCAAGCCCCCACAAAGCCAATTCATATCTATCTATTGACTTTAATCTAGGGGCTAAATCGAAACAATGTTCAGGTGTAGTTTTTTCTACTACTAATCTATCCACGATACAATCTAGCGAAAGCGTCATCTACTTTTCTCACATAAGACTCATCTCTTTCTTTAGGATCAAAGTATCTTTTATCTTTCATCATAGATCGAACATCCTCTATTGTTAGAGGTCTTTCAGGTTGTGTAAAGTTTTGTGCATTAGATATAGTTTGTTTATTCATATTCATCATCTTTTCTAATGCTTCTATACCATCTACAGATTGACCAAGTGTTGAAGATATTGCTTCATATTGTTCAGGTGTAAATTGTGAAGATGCCCAGTTATTAACTGCACTTAATCTTGCATCAGCATTTTCGCCTAGCTTTTCTTTTTCTGCATCTATATCAACTTGATTGCCTACATACATATCAACATATTTATTTACTCCATCTTGGAATACTTCATTGTCATATGCATTTTCATAACAAAAGTTTTTCCACCATTCTGTCATAGGATTAGCATTTACTAATTCTTCTGTTACTCCCTCAGGTAATTTAGGTAATTCATAACCCTCTACATTTTCAGGTCTTTCTGCTATGGCTTCTTGTTGAAGTTCATCAACAATTTGTTCTCGTAATTCTTCTTTCTTACCACCTACATACTTTTCAAGGTTCGTATAAGACTTACCAAATTCTTCCATATTAACTTCGCCTTTATCTGTATTCCAAAATTTTTCAGGTATATATTCTGGTCTAGGACTAGGTTCAGTAGTTGTTGCTTCTTGCGTTTCATGTGAAACATTTTCCTGTGGTTGTTGTTGTTCAGTTTCTTGTGTCTGTTCAACAGGTTGTGTTTGTTCTTCAGCCATTGTTATTCTCCTTTACTATGTTTTGACTTTTTCCCTTATTGACTCTACGCTGTATTAACCCAACAATATATCTTTGCCCCTCTAAATGTCTTAGAGCATGGTCAGATATTTCAGGCCCAGCTACCGAATCAATGGTAATAGATTTTAGGTATTGGAGAACCGACATACCAATGTCAGTACTAAACAATGCTGTAAAAGCACTATTTAATTTTTCTTCATCATCAGAACTTCTTTTAAAGTTATCCAAACCTATAAGGGCTTTATTTTTTTGTTCTGCTTTCATTCTTGTTATATCCTTAGCATCTTTTTGATTACACTTCTAGGGTAAATATTTCTATCCCCAAATCCTATTTCTCCATTATCATTTTGATAGCTACTAAAAGAATGTACATATTTCTTAGTCTTTTTAAATATATATGCCTCAGTTTTAATTAAAGCACAATGCATATTATTAGTTTCATTGTAATCTGTAATCGTGCTATCTCCAACAATATCTTCCCAAATTATAAGATATTTATAATACTTCTTATCTCCTACAACTATAGGTTTACTCGGTTTCTTTATACTCATCTATCAATATCTTTTTTAAAAACCATATTGCTTTTTTGATGTCTGTTGATCCACCTTTATCTCTATGGCGAATAATATATTTAATAGATGTAGCATCTGCATATGGTAAGTTTTTTACATAGTCATATGTTTGTAATTTTTTACCACAAGTACATTCTCCCTTTTGATAATAATCAGGGTTTATTTTATCTGTCATACTATTTCTCCTATCCAGTTACCATTTTTATCTAATACCATTGGAAGAAGTCTTGGTATTCCATTTAGTATTATTCCACAGCCAATAATAAATCTTGTTCTAAAGTTTTTAGCATATGAGAAAGCCATTGACTTTTGATTGATTAAACAACCTACATTCATACCAAAGAATATATCATCAGGGTTAGCCCAATAAGATATAACAAACTTTGTATGATAATGTCCTTGTACTGCACTCATACCCATTGTCTGTGAAACTTTTAAAATGTCTGCCGCTCTACCATGTGTAAAGAAACATTTTTTACCATTACCTAATCTTAATGTAATATCATCTGTCCATTTCCATTTACGAGTTCCAAGAAACTCTCCATATGGTTTTAGGAATTGTTTTGACATTCCAAACTTTAATGCTCTTCTATAAACTAAACTACTATGATTAGAATCTACTTCAGTTACTTCAGGAAATATTCCCTCTAGTTCTTTTACATATTCTCTAGCTATATCTAATTCATGTCCTGCACTTGGCAAATCAGGATTATGTTCATGCATTGATATTGCATGGAAGTCTAATAGATCGCCTATATTAATTACAGTATCAGGTTTAAATTCTTTTTTAATTGCTTTTAAAAACCTAAAAGAATCTTTGTGATGATAGGGAATATGAAGATCACTTATTACAAGTACAGAATTATGCATGACACTTTCATTACTGCTGTGGTTCTCCCTGACTTTCCCCCTGTTGCTGTGCCATCATTTCTTGAAATTGTTGTGATGCCTGTTGCATTTCTTCAGGCGATCTAATTAACTCTTCAGGCACTCCTAACTTCTTAGCTACAAACTTAGCCGCTTCATCTTGTTTAATTAAAATATTTAAAAGCTGTGGCCCAACTCTTTGTTGTACCATTCCTAAGAATCTATCTAGCGTTGCTACATCTTGTTGATGTTGTGCTTGTGCTAGTGGAGAAGAAGATTTAATTTTTATTTCTCTACCATTAACTACTGGTATTTTAATTCTACCTTGTTTTTTTAGAATATATATTACTCTTTGTAAAACAGGATTAACTAATTCAGCTTGTAATCTACCAAATGCCGCTCCTATTTGTCTTGATAGATCAGCCATTCTTTCTGCTACTTCTGTTGCAGACATAGGAGTTTTCTCATTAGCTACTCCTAACATTTCATTGTATAATGCTTTTTTAATATTAGTTCTCATATCTCTTAATACTAAATCACTAACATTAAAATTACCTGCTGGTGCTATTGGTTGTAGTCCTGATGATCCCATAGCTTTTGGAATAATAGTACCTGGAATTAATGATATGTTATCTACATTTATAACTCCATCATCTTCTACCTGATACATTCCTGAGATAGACATTTGTGCATTTTCTAAAATTAATTCTATAACTAAGTTAGAAGTTTTAATTGCAGGTAATGCTAATTGTAATGGGCCTCTTCCATAAACTTCTCCTGCAACTTTAGACCATCTATAAATAATATATGGATTAGAACCTAAACCTTTAAATGTTTGTGATACTATTTCATGTTCATACATAGATGCTATTGCACAAAATTTATATTGTTCTTCTTTTGTATTACTGTAATCTCTATAAACTATTTCTATAACTTCACATTCTTTCTCAGCCATCTTTTCCATATCCATTTTCATCTTTTCAGATAAAGTACCATTAGGATATGCTATTAATAATTCTTTCATTCTAATCATTCTTTTTCTAAAGATATGATCTACCTTGTCATCAAACCCTGAATCTAAAACTACTTGTGGTAATGG